ACTTCCAACATGGCCTCGGCGACGCTTTCCGGCAGCTCTTTATCCTCTCTTACCGCGATAATCAGCTTCTCGACACGCTTGCGAGTCAGACTGTGCTTCGGCGGCTTGACGACGTCGCCGGTTTCTTCGTCGATCTCTTCGACGCGCTTTGTCAGTAGTTTGACGGCTTTCGGAAATTTCTTACTAAGCAGCCATTTGGTGATCTTCGCCACTTCATCGACACTGCCCACCGCGTTGTTGGTCAGTGTGCGCAATCGTGCTCGGGACTTGATCCTGTCCTGCTCGGCCAGCACAGCCGCATGCGTGATCATCTTCAGATCGATGCCGATGCCGCGCTCGTTGATAAGCTCGCCGGCCCAGTACTGCTCCCACTCGGCCCAGGGCAGTTGCCGTGTGTGCTTGAACACCGAGCGCATCGCGATCGGATCGTTGCCCGCGTAATTGCAGAACTCGTCCCATTCCTGCGGATGGGTTTGCGGCGTCGCGTAGCCGGCGATCGGTTTGCCGGTCTTGGCGTGCTCCTGGTAGGGCAGACAGAACATCTTGATCAGCTCTTTGCCGGCCTCGTCCTTGCGCTCGGCGCCGCACTGAATGGCGGCCATGCGCAGATCGGGCGCCAACCCGGACGCGACCGCCTGCGCCATCACGTCGATGATGTGGTGCGGCTCCAGTCTCGGCCAGTCGATCGCGCTGTAATTCCAGATCGCCTTGTCGAATGCCGCGTTCCACGCCGCCCAGACCGCTTTGCCGCTTAGCACACGGTCATGGTGCGCCTTGAACTCGTCCGGCATGTCGGCCCAGATCAAGGTCTGCGGAAACTCCGTCACCTCGACGGTGCGTACCGGACCATCGCCGATTGCGTAGGCTGCAATCACCGCGTCAGCCGTGGTGCTGTATCGATAAGCACCAACCTGCTTGAGATCATCGGTCTTGTTCGCGGTTTCGAAATCAACCCAACCGATCTCGTCGGGTGCAAACGTCGCACCGGTCTCGCTGTCGCGTAACATGCTCTGCCTCTACCCGCACGAGTTCCTTTTTCAACTCCATCAACTTGATCATCGCGCTAATCGTTTTTTGGCCAACTCGGCGAGCGCTTCAAGGTTCGGAAACGCTGTCAACTCATCGACGATCACTCGGTTCATTGGCTGACCTTCACGCGTGGCCTTGGTCTTGAGCCGCGCGTGCAACAGCGGCGGCAAACGAACCAAGAATTGATACGGTTCACCGGGCAGACGTTTCTTTTTCAACGGAGGTGCCATACTCACTTCCTTGCAGGTACGTCCCGCTTGGCCGCTCGTGCCGCCGCTCGCTCGGCTTGATACTTGGCCTTGCGTTTGAGCAATTCCTCGACCGTCGTCGGTAACCCGCTCGATGGCGTCGGACTTTCCTTCTCGTTGAGCAGCACCTTTTCCAGCTTGGTGAACAGATTAAAAGCGTGTTCATAGCGCTTCTTCAATGCCGAATCTTGTATCCGGTCGGGATGCAAGCAACTCAGAATCGCCCGATAATCGTTTCGGTTCATGATGCCGCGTCGTACCGAAAGCACTTGCTGATAATGCCGCGCGTTCTCGTTGTACTGGTCCAGTTGGCTTTTAAGCCATTTCAGATTTTCAGTACGCACACGCTGCTCGATTTCGATTTCGAGCCGCTTCGTCGCCTGCTTGATGGCCAAATCGAGCTTGGCTTGCGCTGATAACGACAGCATATCGCGATCGATCTGTGGCTCATCGCGCTCCGCTCGCCGACCTTCCGCCTTGGCAATCGCCAACTGCACGGTGTGCTCGCCGACACCGAACTGCTCGCTGATCTTCTTACGACTAACCGATTCACCCGCGAGAACCAAAGCATCAACAACATCTTGTATCTTGTCCTGCTTTGGCGCCGGTGCTTGCCTTTGTTTTTTCTTTGGCATGCTGTAGGTCTTGCCGTCGTTGCCCTTGCGCTCAGGTGGCCCCTGGTGGCCACCTGCCTTGCGCGCCTTTTGCACAGTCGTGCGGCCTACTCCAGTTTCTCTCGCAATCATGCGATCGGATTTTTCCGGGTTCTTGGCAACCGCATCGGCGGCGGCCTTTTCTTTCCACGGCACATAGTTCGCACCGCAACCGCACGAGCCTTCGCCCGCCGCGCCGCAGGCCGAGCACACCAATTTGGTTTTTGACTTTTTAGGAAATTCGAGAATTTCAGCTTGGGACATTTGAATGCATCCTCAGAAATGATCGAGGGCATTTGCGCCCTCGATACAGCGATGCAGATTAGGAAGCCTGCGCTTTCGGTGGTGCTTCATCGACCGGCGCCTTCTTGCGCTGACTGCGCGCCGCATTCACGCGGCGTTCGGCTACACGCAAGCTGTTGCCGATAGCCGTCAGATGCGCCGTATGGGTATCACTGAGCATCGGCAACCCTAGCTCGATGCCTTCCTTACGGATCATCTGCGCCGCAACAGTGTCGTCAGCATAGATGCTGCCTTCCACTGTTTCATCGCGATCGAGTCCCTCGCGATACTTCCGAAACTCGTCATCGTTGTAGAGCTTGAGATACACTTGCTCCACTTCATCGGTCAGCGTCATCTTCTTCTTGACAATGCGTTGCGCCTCCAAATCCACAATGTTCGTCGGCAATTTTCGCGAACTCGGGATCGGTGCAGTCCGCCGTCGATGGGCACTCACATTAGCTTTCGTTTTTCTAACCATTCCTCTGTCTCCTTCACATGTTTGAGCCGCCCCCACCACGGGATCGGCTTCCGGGCTAATATCGCTACTCTGATATATTATGTCAAGAGTACGACGGCACAGCCGCGTGGTGCGTCAAATAACGTGCTCTGTTCGCTTTTTCCTTGTCGAGTAAGCCAGCATGTCAGCGCTCGGCCGGGTCAGCGGCTTAAGCTCGATCCACGCTTTCAGTTCGGGATGCTGCAACACCAGCATGCGAAGGATGCCCGGCGATCGGCTGTTGGTGAAGCGCAGCCCGGTCACAGTACGCACGTGCTCACGCAGATAGTTCGTGGACCAGTACCAGCCATCATGCTGAATTCGGTTGATCAGGAAGATCGCCGCACTGTGAAACGCACGTACCAATTGCTCGTCTGTCGCAGCCATGACGGTGACCCTGTAAAACAAAAGCGGGAGCGGTGCCCATCTCCGCTCCCTTGATCCGCAGGCCCATCAGCCGGGCATCCGATGGCTTACGCGCGCCCACGGGTGTTTGTGCGAGGCAGGAGACGCAGGGTTTCGACACCAATATGGTCAGGGTCTATCGTCCTGCCGTTTTACGTGATCAGCAACCTTGCCTCTCTCCGCGCGGGAGTTCTTACCGTCCGGGACGCCGCCGCTGACCTTGACGCGGTGCCTCGGCAGCCTTTGTCGTCGGCTTGCCGGCGCTGGTGGTCTTCAACGACGGCTTAGCTGTCGCCGCAGCCGTTGCCGCAGCCGGACGCTGCCGCTGCGCCGGTTGTGCTGCTGCCGCAGCCGGACGCTGCCGCTGCGTCGGTTGCGGCGCCGCCGGTCGCGTCGGCTGAGTCCGCGGCCGTTGCGCTGGCTGGTGCGGCGGCTCGACTTCGTCGAAAGCTTCGCCGTTGTCATCGTCCTCGCCGTTGTCGTCGGGCTCGGGATCGAACGGCGGGTCGCCGGTGGCGTCCAGTTGCTCGACATCCTCATCGCCACTGGCATCCGCCGGCATGTTGTTGATGTGATAGTCGGTCCACTCCACGATCTTGAAGATCGGAATGTAGACCAGCGTGCCGAGCCCCTTGTGCTCGTAGCTGTCCATCTCCAGCTCGATCACCGGCGTGGCGTGCGCCGGATCATGCACCAGTTGTTCGGAGATCGCATCGACCAGATCACTGCAAGCCCGCAAGCCGCCGATCGAGCGAACTTTGTACTGCACCTCAAGACCTTCGTCGTCGCCCAGCGTGCACTTCAGCTCGAAAGAGCGCGCTTCCTCGAACTCCGTGCCGTCGATCGGCGCCGGCCTCGGTGGCTTGTCCGACGTGATCGGCACGAACACCTCGCCTTTCAGCACGCCTTTGTCGTTCGCCTTCTGGCGCACCCAGCATTGCCAGCCATGCGACAGCGTGAAGATGTTGACCGCCCACTGGCTGCCTTCCTGCACCTGCTCGTTGGACGGGCCGAACTGCCAACCCAATTCCTTACGCAATCGCAGCAACGGCTTGCCGCCGCCTGCGATCACGGTAGAGGATTGGCTTTTCTGAATGCCGGCGTTGAGCCGCGCAGCAAACTCCTTCAAATTGCTCATGTCCACGACGTTGCCGCCGGCACGATTGCCGCCGCCCCCGCCGCCGTCTCGCGTTCGTACTTGCGTCGCCATGTTGTTGACTCCTCTCTGTTCTGCCTTGGCTTCTCTGCTGTATTGCGCCATCGCGGGCAGTTCATCGCGATAGTTCTCGATGTTGGAATAGTGCTCATAGTACGCGGCGCGCGAATCGAAGCCGCGATAGGGACCAGTGTGCTGGTGGCGCTCGCACGCGGTCGGTCGCTTGCATCGTTGCCCGCAACAGCGCTCGACCAGTTGCTTGTCCGACAGCGTCATATCGAGCCTTCCCACTTCGTCATCGACTTTTCCCACCTCACAAGCGGCCGACTGTAGACTTTCTGATTGTGCTTGTTCTTGTAAATAATCGTGGTCGCGTACTCATCCTGTCGTTCGGTCTCGATGTTGCTGTACATCACGACTTCATAGAGATTGCCGTTGTAGTGCCGCCACAGACTGCCGATCGCCGGCCATGTGTCGCGATTCTCAAGCTCGATCATGTCGGCGCTTTCAGTTTCTTCAAAGCTTCGGCGAACTTCGCGGCCGTCACCGGCGGCGGCACGGTCGGCGCCGGATCGTCTGTACGGCACACCGTGGTCTCGTTGGTTGCAGGCGCCACGCGCAAGTGCGCTGGAATGCTGACGCCCAAGCGTTTCGCCGTCGCGTCGGCTGACGTGAAGGTCTGCAGCTTGCGTTGCCAGATGTCGGTCTCGGCAAAACCAAGCTTTTTCAGCGCCGGCACCACTTCGGTCTCGGCCACCCACTGCCGGTTCTTCTGCTTCGGCTTCAACCGCCAGCCCGGCACGATGCCGCCGGCTTCGAGGAATGCATGAATTTCCTGGTCGAGCGTCGCCTTGAACAGCATCGCGTCTTCGACCAGCTCCTTGGCGGCGGCCAGATACAAACCGAAATCGGTCGGCTTCCTGCTTTCGGCGTCCTTGGGCTTCTGCTTGACTCCCGGCAGCACCGACAGATCGAGTTGCGGACCGGTCCACAGCTTGCAAGTCAGCTTGCAAGCCGCGAAACGGCAATGCTCGCCGCGCTTGCGATACGGATTGCGGCCCAGCGCCTCGATGATGGCCTTTTCCAAATCCTGCGCGAAGTATTTCAGCTCGATCGGTGTAATCACCGTGTGGCTCATGTGGCGCTCGATGCGCGGCTGAATGATCGCGCCGACCATCTCGCGGTTGCCGAACAGATCAGGGAAACAGGCATAGGCGCCGCACATGTAGAACAGTATTTGCGCGTTGACGATCTCGCCGACCACGCCGTTTTCATCGGGCTCGCTTGGATAGGTCGCGTACACCGGCACGCCCTGGCCGAACTTCCAATCCGGCATCAGCACATGGCTTTTTGACTGCAGCAGAACGTCTGAAGTGCCGAACGCGCCCGGGATACCCGGGAAATGGCATTCCAGCTCGACGCCGACGACTTTGAATCCACCGCCGTACTTGCGCTCCAGCTCGGCGAGACTATCAAGCGCCGGCTCGATCGCGGTCTCAAGATACTCGCGAGTGAAATCGCGATCGTAGAAATGCTTGCCGACAAAGGTGGAAGCCATGGTGTAGAGATCGCGCTTGTTATTTCGCATCCGCGCGGTCATCAGCACCTGCATCACGTCGTGCAGATGCGAGCCCTCTTCGGCGTAGTCGCTCGACGTATCAACACTGTCGGGAAGGTTCATCGTCTCTTGAACAGAAGCCGGACACGTGAGAACACGTTCCGCGTTGCTCCCGCCAACGACGGTCGAATGCCGCGTTGCCATGCTGCAAGCCTGCTCCCAAACCCAGAATCAAAAACCCAGGACTGTTTGCGTTTTCCAAGTTGAAGGCGTAGATGGGCACACATGCAAACAAATATCAAGAGAAAAATTCGCGAACGCACCATCGAGGCCGAACTCGTGGCGCGTGTGAAAGCGCTCGGCGGCTTGTGCGAGAAGGTCAAAGTAATAGGTCAACGTGGTTGGCCTGATCGACTGGTGATGCTGCCCGGGCCATTCATCGCTCTTGCCGAGACAAAACGGCCGATTGGTGGCCGGCTGTCCGAACAGCAGAAGAGCTATCGCAAGAAACTTACCGCGCTCGGGATTCTGGTTGTCGTGATCAAAAATTCGGAGCAGATTGAGCAGCTCGTACAGACCGCGTCGCGAAAAGAATTAGGGCCACGACGCTCGTAACGCCGTGGCCCTCGCATGTCCGCTTCCTGGCGGAATGACCGAACCTCAACACAAGCCGTGCAAGCCTATGTCGAACAACACGAAACCAAGGGTAGAGGCCCGTTAGTTCATGTCTGGGGAACAATATGATTCATCCGCCGTCAGATTGCAACTGCATAGCTTGGGCTACGCGCCGATCCCCAACCACGGCAAACTACCTGGAATCAAGGGATGGAATGCAAGTGACTATGTTGCAAGGGAAATTCTGTTTCGGGGCAACCCGATCGCACGGCTTAAAAGCTGGCTAAAAAGATTTCCCGACGCCCGCACCACCGGCATCCGGATCGAAAACGGGCTGGTCGTCATCGATATCGACTGCGACGACGAGGCCATGGTGCAGGCGCTGTTGGATGCACTGCAGCGGGTGGCGCCCGGCGTCGCACAGTCCGCGCCGATCCGCTGCGCCAGCGGCAGTTGGAAGCTCGCGATCTTTGCCCGGTTGGAGGGCAAGCCGTTCGTCCGGATCGGCACCCGCAAGTACCAGCGCCCCGGTGATCCACCGAAAAAATACCATCACGTCGAAGCGTTCGGCGGCAAGCCGCTGAAGTCCGGCAAATGCTCGCGGCAATTCGCGATCGACGGTCCGCGCAGCTACACCGACGATGGCGATGTCGAAAGCTGGTACCAGTGGATGGAAGACGGCCCGCCGCTGTACGAGGTAGCGCTGGCCGATCTGCCGACGATCACCGAAGACCAGATTTGGGAATTGTTCACCGCGTTCGAGGTGCAGGCCGAAGCCTTGGGCTGGACTCGCGTCGAGACCAAGGATGAAGGCCACGGCGAGGGCGACGACATTTTCGATATCGATCCGGAGATCATGCGGTTCGATGTCTTCAACGGCCCGCAACAAATTACTTACAACGATCTGGAAACGTTAGCTCTCACCGAAACCGATTTGCGGGTGTCGCCTGAGTTCATGCCGGACGAACAGACCGAACGGCCGGATCGCTGCAGCGTGTTTTGGTCGAATCGTTTCGACTGTGCGGTGATCAAGGATTGGAAAACCAACGCACGGCATTACCCGATCGACAAGGCGCCGGTCGCACAACAGGATTTCGGCGCCAAGCTGCAAGCTTTGGCCGACAAGCTCGGGGTCAAGATGACACCCGGGTGGAGCAAACGGGTCGTCGATGAAGTCGAGACGCTCGAAGCCGGCGTGATCACGCAGGACGGTGTCGCTCGGGTGTTCGTGCAGCGCTACGCCAGCACGCTGCGGTTCTGCCATCACACCGATGCGTGGTTCGTGTGGACCGGCACTTACTGGAGACGAGACGAAACCAAGCTGGCGTTTCATTTCTGCCGGTTGCTCGGTCGTGAAGTGACGCAGCTCTCGACCAAGTCGGAAACCAAGGAAGTGCGCAAGATCGCTTTTGCTGGCGGCGTCGAGAAATTCGCCCGCACTGACGTAGAGATCGCCGTGACGTCGGCGGACTGGGATCAAGACCCTTATCTGCTCGGCACGCCCGGCGGCACGGTCGATTTGCGCACTGGTAAACTGCGCGATGCCGATCCGGCCGATGGCATCACCAAGATCACCGCAGTAACACCGGCTGAGACCGCCGACTGCCCGCGATGGATAAAATTCCTCAACGAGACCTTCAGCGGCGCACAGGACACCATTCGATTCGTGCAGCAATGGTGCGGCTACTGTTTGACCGGAGATGTCCTCGAGCACGCGCTCGTGTTCGGCTGCGGCAACGGCGGCAATGGCAAGGGCACGCTGCTCGATACCGTCACCGGCATCATGCAGGACTATGCCGTGACTGCACCGATGGAAACTTTTGTCGCAACCAAGTGGAGCGCGCACCCGACCGAGCTGGCGATGCTGCGCGGCGCGCGAATGGTCACGGCCTCGGAAACCGAAGAGGGTCGATCGTGGGCTGAAGCCCGCATCAAGCAAATCACCGGCGGCGACAGAATCTCGGCGCGGTTCATGCACAAGGATTTCTTCACCTACATGCCGTCGTTCAAGCTCACCATTATCGGCAATCACAAGCCGGTGCTGCACTCGATCGATGACGCGATCAAGCGCCGTTTCAATCTGCTGCCGTTTCTGTTCAAGCCGGCGAAGCCTGATCTGCTGCTCGGTCAGACCTTGCGAGGAGAATGGCCCGGCATCCTGCGTTGGATGATCGACGGTTGCCTGGATTGGCAGAAGCATCGATTGATCCGGCCCAAGGCGGTCACAGAGGCGACGACGACCTACTTCAAGGATCAGGATTTGATCGGGCAGTGGCTGGAGGAATGCTGCGAGATCGCGATCGGCAACCGACGAATATGGACATCATCCAGTCAACTGTTCGCTTCGTGGTCGGAGTTCGCGCGACGGGCTGGCGAATCCGCCGGCAGCAGCAAAGCGTTCGCCACCGAGCTGGCCCGACGCGGTTTCGAGAAGGGCGAGCAGGGCGATGCCAACGTCAAAGTCCGTTATGGAATCAGGCTGAAAGGCGCGCTGCGGATCGTGGCGGGCACTGATGTGGATGACGACACGAAAAAAGGTTGAATGATACTTAAAACGGTTAAATGTTACCAACCACGAGCCGATACGAGCCGATCTACTATTTCCCGCACGCACGTGCGCGCGCGCACATACGTGAGACGATACGGACGACCAGCTCGTATCGGCTCGTGATGACTCTTGCCGCCGGCTACCAGTGGCGTTATTTGTTTTATATTTTCGCCGGCAAGAACTGAGGGCACGCCATGAAATTCAAGACCGGTGAATCGGTGGTCTGCATCGACGACAGCTTCACGTGGGCGCGCAAAAAGTACGCGATGTTCAAAATCACGTGGCCGACGCAAGGCTGCTGCTATGTGGTGCGCGGCTATGCGATCAAGGGTGACTACCCGGCGATCGTGCTGCGCGGCATCGTCAATCCGAGAATCCCGTACAATGACGGCATCTGGCGTGAGGCTGGATTTTGGGAAGAGCGGTTCGAGCGCGCGCCGTCGATCGACAACTTGAAGCAGATCGCCGAAACGATCTCGAATATGTTTCCGAAGGCGTTCGAGCGTGACATGCCGGAGTTGGAAGATTTGGAGGATGCAAATGCAGACGCATAACGTGGTGATGGAACGCAAGGAAGCATTGACGCTGTTTCGCAAGTACAAGGAGCACAAGCATTACTCGACGCCGATCGATCGCGAGGTGCAGCGTGCTTATCAGTTGATCAGTCAGGGCCGGCTGGTGATCAAGGCGCTGCAATCGATCGTCGATGCCGGCCTCGATGCCGATGGGCATCCCAAGCTGGCGATCGCGCCGGCCGATGCCGAGCGGGTGGTATGCCGGATCGAGAGAAATGGTTCGTGCGTGATGGATTCACGAACCGCGCAAACTTGGAAACGACATGGTGAACGGTTTATCAGTGAGCGTGCTTATGTCGCGTGGCCGCGCGATACGTTTTCCAATGTGCCGAAAGATGTCTGGAACGCGCAGGCGCAGGTGCCGATGATCCCGCTGCATTTGAAACCGCAGCGCGCTCTGCCGAATTATCACATCCTGTTCGAAGCGGTGTGGACGAAGGCACCGCCGCTTGATCCGTTGCTGTTGCGCCGGATCGGCAAGGCCGATCTGTGGGTGGTGTGTGCGGCATGGGACTTGACGGAAGTCGAGCGCGGTGCGTTGGCGACACGGGTGTGAACATGCGAAACAAACACGGCGGCGCGTGCTATCGGTGCGGGCGCTACGTGGCGCAGGGGTGCTTATGACAGTCATCGATCCGAACGATCCGCTCTACAGCATCGTGGTGATCAACGGCGTTGAATTGAGATCGGACGAAGTGATGGTGCTGCGAACGGTGGTGGACTTGACGGTTGCGTCGTTGAATGCGTTGCCGTTCGATACGATGCTCGACAAAGGCAGTCACGCGCGCTTGTTGTATATTCAAAAGTTGTTAGCAGACGGAGAATGATTAACGTGACAGTTGCAGAGATACTTGGTTGTGGATCGCCAACCAACATGCGTCGCAAAAATGATTTCTACGAAACCGAGAGTCAGCACACGCAGGCGTTGCTCGATGCGATTACAATTGACGGCCCGGTGTGGGAGCCGTGTGCCGGCAAGGGCGCGATCTCCAGGGTGCTGCGTGCCAACGGTTTCAAGGTGATCGAAAACGATCTGGTGGCATTTCGAAAGATCACCAAGGCCAATTTTCTGGATGCTACCAGGGCGAAGGCGTCCACCATCATCACCAATCCGCCCTATAAGCACGCGACACGGTTCATCGAACATGCGCGCTATCTGAATGTGGAATTTCTGGCGTTGCTGTTGAGCGCGCATTTTCTCAACACCGAACTGCGCTACAAGCTCGTGCAGAGCGTCGGTTATCCGACGCACATCTACGGCTTGGTCAAGCGTCCGGATTTCACCGGCGAGGGCTCACCGCCGATGGTGTGCAGTTGGTTCGTATGGGAGCGTTGGGGCGCGCGATCGTCCAAGTTTCGATTGCTGGACAATCGATCGCGTGAGAGGGTTGCATCACGGTGATTATGCGTGTAAGGGCATGACCCACTTGAGGGCTACGTGTATGCTGGGGCACACGCATGGCAGCCTTCTGGTCGGTCGCACAGACCGAATCGCAACGCGAGAACGTTGCAGCCGCGTTTTTGAAGCAAGCTAATTTCCAAATCTATCTTCCGAAAATTCGAACAGGTCACGGCAAGCGCGAGCGCGTGCTGCCGTTGTTTCCTGGCTATGTGTTTGTCGAGATCGTGGATCGCTGGTACGACATCCGCTGGACGGTCGGCGTGCTGCAACTGCTGTTGGTCGGCGAGCTGCCGGCGCGTGTGCCCGATAGCGTGATGACGTCGATTCGACGGCAAGAGGGTAAGGATGGTTTGGTCAAGCTGCCGAAGCCTCGCGGGCTGGTGCGCGGTGATCCGATACGTGTGTTGCGCGGATCGTTCGAGGGTCGGATCGGTGTCTATCAGGGTTTAAGCAGTTCGCAGCGCTCGAAAATCCTGCTCAGTCTGCTCGGACGTCAGGTGCCGGTGTTGCTGCCGACGCAAGACGTCAAAGCCTTGGCAGCCTCTTGCGGTGCTTGATGTTTTGGCATTATGCTCCGCGCCTCCCAACCGTCAGAAATTGCCGTCAGTTTTCATACGAAGGGCACAAACTGCGTTCAAAGCGCAGCGTCCGTCGCGCGCAGCGCGCTGTCGAGTTGATTGGGAAAAACGTTTTCCACGGGTAACGGTTGGGAAATTCGTTTCGTCCGTGGAGATGAAGGGGCGATCAGACATCAGCTAAGACATGTCCTTGTGCCCTCAAGCTGCATGCCTTGGTGCGTCTGATCGCCTCAGCACGTTTGTTCGTCATGACCAGACGCTTCGATCCCGGAAACGAATGGTACGGACTTGCGCGGTGGAAGAAGCGCAGGCGTGTGCAACTGCGGCAGCATCCACTGTGCAAGCTGTGCGAACAACTACATGGGTTAATCGTACCCGCCTCGGTCGTTGATCACGTGGTGCCGCACCGCGGAGATCGCGAACTGTTCGAGAACGGGGAACTGCAATCACTCTGCGTCAAATGCCACGACAGCGTCAAGAGGACGATTGAGCAGCGTGGTTACTCTTTGGATATCGGCGTCAACGGTTGGCCTGTCGATCACCGGCATCCCTGCTACAAGGTTCGACAGTAGCTTACACCGAGCTGATGGTGTGGTGCGACTGCGACCGATTAGCACGTTATAGTTTTTGCAAGCGTTAAATCCAGTGGGGTAAAAGCATCCTGAAATCCTTGGATCGGCCCTTCTTTTCGTGGGTTGCTTTGAGGTTGCTTGTTCGTTTCTGATTCGTGCTGCATGCTGGCAATGGTGGTGCTCAGACTTCGGCTATTCAGCAGTTCGGAATATCCGAACAAACAAACAAATAACTTCTGGGTTCCACGGGATCGGGCCGGAAGCGTCCATTTTCCATCGTTCGATCGTAGTTAGACCCAGTTCCAGGGCTCGCCAGATGGCCGCCCATGCGTTAGAATGCGCAGGTCTTCACCCGACAAAGGCCCTAGAGGCAAACGCCTCTCAGCGGCCTTCTAATCGAAGCGGGTATCAAGGTACGCAAATCACTTAAAAGAGGGGCCAGGGGGGCATTTCGGAAAATCCGAAAGTTCCATATCCTCCGGCGCGGCGGCGCTCGAATGTTGCCTTATCCTGATACCTATGACTTCCTTGATTTTATTGAAGAATTTCGGCTGTTTGTGTAACTCAGGCAAATCGGGCCGTTTTGGTTATTTGTTTGCTTCTGTTATTCCGAATTGGCCCGGTGCGGCCCGAACGACGCTTGCAAACCATTGATTTTATTTGGAGAATTTTGGTCTACGACCAGCTCGAAAGCGATGCCCAGTGCGTGGCATATAGCTCGGCTGGCGGTATCGCTGGGAGGGTGAACGAACCAGGATTCACCCCTGGATCAACTGAAAACCGGCCGGTTCCAGCCGGTTCCATTCAAGGTAGCCGGGACCTTCCCTGTGCCGTACCTCGGTGCGCGCCCCGCGCGCAGCGCGTCATCGTCGGGGCGATGCGCGCCGGCACAGCCTAGTCCGGGTTCTTGCGGAACGGCCAGTTGCGCATCGCGTCCGCGATCGTGCGCGCCTCGGCGACCTTTCGATCGAGCCCGCCGGGCTCACAGTCCGGCACCAGCAGGCTGGCCTGTATAGCCCACTTGTCCACCAATCCGTCAGCAAGGTTGTCCTGCCCGATCAAGAGAAACACCGGCATGTCCGGGTTCTTGCCGGCGTGATAGGCGAGCGGGCCTTCGCCGCGCCGCGTGGCGTCGAACAGTTGTTTCGCTGTGATCGTCATCGAGGGTTCTCCCATGGCCAAGACCAGTTATCGATCGAGCGCGGACCGCGCAACAGACGCCGCAGTCATTCCGGGCGCGCGCGTGCCGCCGCCGAAAGAGCTGGAGCCGGAGGCCGCGAAAATCTGGAACGAGATCGTCGGCCGGCTGCCGCCGGACTGGATCACCAACGAGACCAAGCCGCTGTTGAAGGAGTACTGCCGGCATTCGCTGTACGCCGACAGCTTCGCGCGCGACATCGAAATGGTTCGGGCGCATTTGACGGCGTTGAATGCCGCGTTGCCGCCGGAAGACTCGCGGTTGAAGCCGAAGCCGGCGACGTTGAAGGCGATCAGGGTGACGACGTCCAACCTGCTCGAACTGCACCGCGCGCACGGCTACGAGACCGATCGCATGATCACGCTCGCCACCAAGATGCGCTTCACGCAGCAGAGCAAGTATTTCCCGGACAAGGCGGCGTCGAAGTCGAAGACCAGCGCGTCGGCGGGTCCGAAGCCCTGGCACGATTGGGGCAACAGCGACAACGATCCGGTCAACTGACGAGGCGATCATGGAAGCGAAAATCTATGAAGCGCGCGATGGATTTGTCGGCTCGGAGATCGGCTCCTACGTCACCCGTGAAGGTATCGATGGCATCGTGTTGTAGCAGATCGGCAGCCGCGTCGTGCATGTCTATCGCCGTCAGTCCTTGGCGCCGCGTGCGCCGACCATCATCGTCGCCGTCCCGGAAGACCACGAAGACGTTTTGCGATAGAGCAATAAATCGTGTTCACCAGCATCAGCACGATCGACGGGGGGTTTTACCCGGAGATGGCTCATGCGTTACCTTGTAGCTTCGATGGTTGTTAGCAGCGTCTGTGCCGGGTTCTATCCTGTCGTGCAGTCGCAGCTCGTGCCGTCGCCTGTCGTTGTCACTGACGTGTCGCGCTATGGCGGCGACACGGTGCCCGGCAGCATGAACGGCGCCAATCTCACTTACGCTCAAGACGTTTCGATTCCGCCGCCGCCGCATCAGGTCGTGCCGGTAGTCAGGATTCGCAATCACCATGCGATACGTCATATGTCGTCGCAACAGCTTGCGCAGGCCAGAGCCAAGCTCGAACGTTCGCTCAGGCAAACCAATTTGTTCGGCAGGAAGTACAACGAAGAATTGGCGCGGATGAAGGGCAAGCGCGCCGCGCTGATCGTTAACGAGACACCGGATTGATGACAGACAGTTCGCCGCGTCCCGACTTTCCCAAACCGAAATGCCGTGTCGTGTTCGTCGCCGGTCCGCCGGCCGCCGGCAAGTCGAGCTACGTGCGCAAGCACGCCGCTTCTTGCGACATCGTGATCGACTTCGATGCGATCGGCTACCAGATGGGCGTCAGCCGCGAGCGCAGTTCGGAACAGATCAATCTGATTCTCGCCGAGCGCAATCGCCGCTTGGCGGCGCTGGCCGATGAGCCGCCGCAGCGCACCGCGTGGGTGATCGTGACGGCGCCGAGCCGGCAGTTGCGCAAGTGGTGGGGCGATGCGCTCGGCGCCAAACTGATGGATCGCGTGCTGGTCTGTGCCGATCGGCAGATTTGTCGTGAGCGTGTTCGTCGCGATCCGACGCGCCGTGGCATGGTCAACAAATATCTGCGGGCGATCGATCAATGGTTCGAGCGCGAGAAGAACGACGATCCGGGCTGGCTTGCGCCGGGTTGCGACGCCAATGGCTATCCGCGCGATCAACTCCACCCATGGAATGCGACATGACGACGAGATCATGAGCCATGTGTGTCTGTTCGAGGGTATCGGGCTCGGCGTATTGCTCGTGATCGCCGTGTGGGTACTGTCGGCGCATCTTCCGTGAGAAGAGTTTTTGTCATGACCGGCTGCCGCATGGTGGGGAACACGCAGGGGCAGCCGGCCACTATCCGATGGACTTTCTGCAACGGGGTACGAGGTAGATTGTCCTTCGGAATCTGTGCTGGTAACTTGTTTGTTCACGGCCAGTCAATGGCCCTGATGGGGTAGGCACCGCCCTCGCACCAGAGAGGGTACAGCAATGGCAATTCAACGAGCCTTTGCGCGCGGTGAGCGCGTCAAACTGCAGGAAGCTTTTGCACGTGCGTTGATGGCGAAACGAGATTTGGATTGGCTGAAGCGGCGCGGCACGGTCACCTATTGCAGTCCGCAGACTGTGTACGTGCGATGGGATGGCCGAAACACGCTTGACAATCTGCCGATCAAGGGCGTCGAGCATGCCGAGCAGCGCGAGTAATATCGAGCTGCGTGTTGCGGCGGACGTCTTCGACCAGTGCATCCATGCACTGTTTCCATGTCGCATCGAAATTGGAATACCACCCCGGATCACCGCGGAAGGTTGCAACGTGCGTGCGCTGCCATATCGGCAGCTTCATCAGCGCGGCCAGCAGGATCAGCGCTGCAAACATAAATACAATTCGACGAGTCAAGGACATGACGCCTCGCAAGCCGAGTACAGAATTTCGTGGTTATAAAAACAACCGTGAGCCGGACCCGTGGTGGAAAGGCGGCGTTGCCAAATCGCCAAAGGCCGATGCGAAGTCTAGACTGAAGCAGACGCGAGCACGAGCAGCCAAAGCGCGCGAGCGCGCGATGCCCGGCAAGAAGAAGCCGTCCGGCGATCAGATCATCGGCTGGATACAGCGAAACTGCTACGTGCCTGAAGGCAAGCTGCTGGGGCAGAACTTTCAGCTCGACGAGTGGCAGAAAGACGAGATCAGGCGAATTTACGACAACCCGCACGGCACGCGGCGCGCCATCCTGTCGTTTGCGCGCAAGAACGGCAAGACTTCGCTGGCTGCGGTGCTGATGCTGGTCAATCTGTGCGGCATCTCCGCGATCCCGAACTCTTCGCTGTACTCGGCGGCGCAAAGCCGTGAGCAGGCGGCGCTGATCTTCAATCTGGCTGCCAAGATCGTCCGCATGTCGCCGGGTCTGCGCGACGGCGTCACGATCAAGGATTCAACCAAGGAGATGTACTGCCACGAGATCGGCACGCGCTATCGCGCGCTGTCGGCGGAAGCGTCTACGGCGTTCGGTCTATCCCCGGTTTTCATCGTGCATGACGAGCTGGGGCAGGTTCGCGGGCCGCGCTCGCAACTGTACGAGGCGCTGGAGACCGCGACCGGCGCGCAGGAGAACCCGCTGTCGATCATCATTTCGACGCAGGCGCCGGCCGACACCGATTTGTTGTCGGTGCTGATCGACGACGCGATCGCCGGCCACGATCCGCGCGTGATCTGCAAATTGTACACCGCGCCACTGACGGACGATCCGTTTGCCGAGGAGACGATCAAGATCGCCAACCCGGCCTATGGGTCGTTTCTCAATCCGACCGAAGTCATGGCGATGGCCGACGACGCCAAGCGCATGCCGTCGCGCGAGGCCGAATATCGTAATCTGATTCTGAATCAGCGTGTCGAAGCAGTCGCGCAGTTCATCGCACCGACGGTGTGGGCGAAGTGCGGCGCGCCGGTCGGCGACATCACCAAGTGTCGCGAAGTCTACGGCGGGCTCGATCTGTCGGAAGCCAACGATCTCACCGCACTGGTGCTGATCGGCAAGATCGATCAGGTCTGGCACGTCAAGCCATACTTCTGGATGCCGGAAGCCAACATCTTCGAGCGCGCGAAGACCGATCACGTGCCGTACGATCTATGGCTCAAGCAGGGTTATCTCGAAACGGTGGCCGGCGAAGCGATCACCTACGACGTGATCGCGACGCGGGTCTGCGAAATTCTGGCCGAACACCCGGGCTTGCAGAAGATCGCTTTCGATCGCTGGAACTACCCGCAGTTTCGGCCTTGGTTGACGCATCACGGTTGGACTAATTCAAAGATTGATCAAAAATGGGTCGAGTTTGGCCAAGGTATCCAGAGTATGTCACCGGCTCTGCGCGAGTTGGAAAGCCGGATTCTGCGGCAGGAGATCGCGCACGGAAATCATCCTGTGCTTAATATGAACGTAGCCAACGCGGTTGTTGAAGGAAACAAAGACGCTGCTTTCACCAAAGATTCTTCGACGCGCAAGTTGTCTAAGAAGCGTTCGAATGGCCGCATCGACGGCTTGGTAGCTTTGACAATGGCCATTGGTATCGCGCCGATGGCTGCAAAAGTAGACATCTCCGCTTTGATAGGGTAAACAAATAACGCAACGGCTGGAGCACTTGCAATGCTCCAGCCGTCACTTGACCTAGCAACCTGTCTGGAGGCTGCCATGCCCAAAGCTTTGGATATCACAAATCGACGTTTCGGACGACTCATCGCCCGCAAGATAGCGGGTCATGTGCGCGGGAACGGAGGCCAAAGTTATATCGTTTGGTTATGCGATTGCGATTGCGGCAATCGAACCAAAGTAACTACAGCCAATCTTAGACAGCCGGGCGGCACAAAGTCCTGTGGTTGTTATTGGCTGGACCTTCAAGGGTCTCGTAATCTTCGTCACGGTCAAACCCGCAATGGAAAAATTAGCGGTGTGTACAACAGTTGGGCCGGCATGATCCAACGTTGTACTAATCCCAATTCTCAAGTTTGGAAATACTACGGTGGGCGCGGCATCAAGGTTCACAAGCCTTGGTTTCGTTTCGAAGCTTTCTACGCGTACGTTGGCGATAAGCCAAAAGGCAAGAC